TTTATATATTTATAAAAAATATAAATAGGAGTGTAAATTAATCAATAAATTTTAATTTTGGTCTAGTCAGATTTTCTAATTGTGTCATTACTTTCTTAAATTGTTCTCTTGATTTATAAAACTTTTTAAATATATCTTTTTCTTTATATACAGTCATTAAAACTTCATCAAAAGGATTAATCATTAATTTCATATAATAAAGTGAATCAATTCGAAGTGTTTCTGAATGTTCTTTAAAATATTCTACATCTTCCATTTTTTCTGATAATTTTTCACCATTTTGTGTAATAACATAGCTTAATCTTTCACCAGCAGATACATGACATCCTCTTTTTCTCATTCTTTCTGCTAATTGTATTTGAGCAGGTAAAGAAATTTTTACATATTCTTTAAAAATTAAATATTCTAGACTAATTTCATTTTCAACATCTTCTTTTTTACCAAATGATGTTATAATTGATCTAATCTTATCAAGATTAGCATTAGAATCATAAATTCCTAATTCTTCTAATCTTTTTTTACACTTTTTATCATCTATATGAAGAGGTCTAATTTTATAATCACATATTGCTCCTATACTTTTAGTCACAACTAAATCTTTTGTATTGATATAATGAATACATATTTTTTTAACATCTTTATATAATTCATAAAGAACATTATCAATATCTTCTTTATAAAAAGATTTCAAAATAAGATTTGAATATGTATCTCGAATAAATTTACTATTATCACGACGACTTAACAATACACCTCTTTTTGCAATTTTATTATCAATATTTCCATCCAAATCACATTTTAATGCCATATATCTCTTTTTTGTTAAAATAAGATAACGCCAATAAATCTGTTCTTCATATGCAAACTTCATAGGTTTTGGAAAAACAGAACTAACTTCATCTTCAACTTGTCGACAAAATGCATCTAATTCTTTTGATTTTGTTTTATCTCCAAATTCAGGAAAATTAATATAACAACTATCTGTATTTTTAAGAATAATTTGTCCTACTCCTCCCATAAATATACCAGCTTCAGTTTCAATATCATAAACATACGATGATGAATCAGGTAAATCTATAATTTCTTTAACAGAATAGTTTTCTTGTGAATTACATATATATAATGTGTATATATTTTTATTTACATTTATTGATACATTAAATCCAAGTGAAAGTAATAATGTATAAATTCCTTGTGATCCTATTTTTCCTTTGATGTCAAATTTAAATTGATAACTACATCCATTCATAAATTCAATTTTCATATTATCATTTGCATTTAATATAAAATAAGGAACTTTTTTATAACCATCTCGATCATAAAATAAACGTCTCCATTTATTAATAATAAAAGACATATTATCCTGATAAATTAGTTTTAGTTTAAAATTATCTACAATTTCCCATCTAAATAAAGGCTCACATTCTTCTAAAATATCTTTACATTTTGAAATAGTGTTTATATCACTATTTATTTCCCATATATTATTAGAACAGTTTCCTTTTACAAAAAATAGACCCCAAACATATGCTAAATTATTACATAAATTTTTAGCTGGATTTCTACAATATTCTGTTTCAGATAAATTACCTCTACATTCTTTACAAACTTTAGTTTTATCAAATTCAAAATAAAGTTTATATTGATTACATATAATACATTCAAAGACTTTTCCTTCAATAATTGCATCTTTGATTTCAATTTCTAAAAAGTCTTTTTTTGGTGGAAAACTATGATATAATTCTGTTCCAATATTTAATTCATTTGGTTTAATTTTATTTTTATTTTTATCAAGTAAACTATGATCTTCTGTCACATCAACACAACCACTATTTGTTAATACTCTATACATTTTTTTTACAGTTTTATGACGAATAACACGTTTAATACGACTCCATTCTCCTGTCCATACTTCCAAGATATTTAAAAGACGAAAATGTCCATTTGATATAAAAGGTAATGTTTGTTCTTTTTCTTTACGATTTGAATCTTCTTTTTTAAATTCTTCATATGGTTTCCAAACTTCACCAATTTCATCAATACGAATAATATCAATAGATTGATCTTCATATCGGATAAGAATTGGTGTATCTCCTGAAATACTATCTCCATAGATTAATTTTGCTCCATAATTTTCTACTAAAAACTTTGAAGCTTTTTCAATACTTTGACGTCCTTTTGCAGTCACACACATCGCTCCTGTCATAAAAGGTAAATATCCTTTTTTTACCCCATACCCGCCATACATACTGTTACAACTTATTTTATAAGAAAGTTGACGCTTATCATAGACTGTAATCATACGTTTTTTATCTTCATATTCAATTGTTGATTTGTCTTTCATTTCATCAACTTCTTTTATTAAATTTTTCATATCTGCATTTGTTTTTTTACGAGCATCTAATAGATTTTTTAGTAATGTTGGAATGACACCTAAAGGTTCTTTTAAGAATCTATAACGATGATGTTCACAAATAATTTCCTTTGGTTTTGTCTTTCGAATTGTTTGGTCATGACTACAAAGCTGATGCTCAGTCCATTCAACAATATGACATTTTTCATCTGGAATTTTTTCATCCAAGACTAATGTGCTATAATCAATATTGAATGCAATCATTGTGCTTGGATAAAGACTACTAAAATCAAATGAAACAACCATATCATATAATCCAGGAACAGGAGGAAATACATAAGCACCTGTAAATCTATCTGTTTCTTTTGTGATAAAAGAATCTTTATCAATAACAAAGTTTTCATCCATACATTTTTTATAAACTTGAGAAAAGATCTTTATTTGTTGTCCTTGTGTAAAAAGAGTAAAAATAGGTGTATTACATGTATTACTCATTTCACATAAACCAATCCATATTTGTAATTTTTCAAATAATTTAAGAACAAGAAGACTATCCTGAACACAATATTTTCCTACAATTGCAAGACTATCTGGTGTAAACATACGATAACATTTAAAAATACCTTTTGGTGTTAGAGGATCTTTAGTGGATGAAATAAATTGATCAGAAACTGTTTTTAGTTTATAATTTTCTAATTTATAATCACGTTGAATAATAGGTAATAAATCAATCCATAGACGTCCATGAGCATCTAAATAATTAAATTCTTGATTTTTAAAAGCAGAACTACTCCATTTAATTTCTTTCATTTTACAAGAAATTCCTCGAATATAAGATAATTGAGTAAATTGACGTTCAATATTACATATTTTAGAACGTTCATACATATATGTAATATCAAATGAAAATATATTATAACCACAGATGATCTGTGGATTTTTTTCAATAATTAAATCTTTAAATCCTTCCAATAAATCACCTTCTGTTTCATATCCAAGAACTTCAATTCCTTCTCCTAATTTAGCCATATTTAAATCAACAATTTCACCTTTTTTATTTTTACATAAAGTGAGAATATATTTATCATATTTTTCTTCAGAATCTCCATTTCTTCCAAATACACAAGAAATTTGAAAGACTTTATCTTCTGGTTGAGAAGATTGTGGAAATACATTTGGATTATTTGAATTTACTTCAATATCAAAGCTTAAGATAAGAGGACGTGCTGGAACTTTTCCTTGATTATCAATAGCTAAAACATTATTAAATCCAACATGATATTCATGATCACAAAGAGTTTCTTGTTCTTCTTTTGTAATTTTTTTACCTCTAAAAGTAAACCAGCTAGCTGGTTTTAAAGATGAAATACACATAAATTGAAGAATAGGATTTGCTTCCATTTCATGACATTTTAGTTGAAGTTTACCTATTCCGCTAAAAAAGATAGGTGATTTTAATTTATAAACAAAATTTCGAATATTTATAGATGTTTTAAAGTAACATTTAATAAAAGAATATGTTTGATCAACAAGTTCACCATCTTTAATTATTTTTTTTGCAAAATAAAGTTTCTTCTTTTGTTGTGGTTCCATTTTTATAATATTTTGATTTGATATTTCTTTTAATTTTGTTTGAACGATATGATAGGCTGTAGAAGACCATACAAGTTGAGGAAGTTCAATATAAATATAGGGTAGAAAGTCATCTATTTGGATATAAATACTTTCATTTATTTCTGATAGACCAAATATACGAATTTTGGTGCAACCATACTCTTCAAAATGATGCCAATGATATGGGAATATATTCATTTTTTTATTTATTTTTATAATTAGATTACGATTTTCAATTTTATTATATAATATAAAATGATCCCAAATCATTTTAGATATGGATTTGAATTTGAAACAAATGATCATAGTATTAATCCTTATATAACACAATTAACTAGAGACGAAAGGACTGCCAGAATAAAACAATTTATAGACGAAAAATTAGACGAACAAAAAAATGCTAAATATATTGCATATTATGCAGAAAGAGATGATAAAAAATTTAATTATAAATATCCTTTGTTTACATTAGGAAAATTACAAATTGAAACAGAAGATGGTATTTTAAAATCTTTTGTAGAACATAAAGGATTTAAAATACCAATAGATAGATTTGATTTAGAAAGTATATTTGGAATTTATGATGGTTTTGATACAAAAGAATTTAGTGATGATTGTGATAATTTAAAAATATTAATGAAAGATATATGTAAGGTGACTAAAAAAGAACAAAAAGTTATGGTAAATTGTGATAAGTTTAACCCAGTAAGAGACGAATTATGTAGAGAAAAAATTATTTGTTATAGAGAAAACTCACCTTTTACAGGTAAACCACAATTTACAGCTTCAATACATATTGAAAAATTTCCTATTGTATTTTTAAAATATTTTATAAATAAAAAAATTAATGAAAGATATGTACTTCGTAGTTCTATTAAAATTAAATTAGAATTAGTAACTGAAGAAGTAACTGAAGAAGTAACTGAAGAAGTATCTAATATTATGGACATATATTATATATTTAAAGAAACTGAAGACCAAGTTTATAGAGGATTTTTTATGTATGTTTATTATATTTATTTTATGGAAATGTATTATCTTGAAAATAAAAAAAATCCTATATTTAAAGGACTCTATGCTAAAGGGTTTTTACCAATAAAACCTAGAACTTTACCTAAAAATTTTTTACTACAATTAGATTTATACAAACAAATACCAATTATATTACAAGAATATGGACTTTCACCTTACTATATTAATGAACCTTTTCAATCTTCTGATGAAATATGTGAATTTAAACAAGACCAAAATTCTCCATATGAAATTACATTTGAATTTAGAATATTTTCAGAATTACTTGAACTTTTTTTAATATATGATCATAATAAACGTGATAATTCAGTTATTCATAGACATGAATATGGATATTCTGTTGATGAATTAAAAGAATCAGGTATATATATTATAGAACAATTTAAAGGATTACTTGACATGACTGAAGAAGATTTAATTAAAGCAGATGAAGAAGCAGAAGAAAAGGCAGATGAAAAGGCAGATGAAGAAGCTGATGAAAAAGCAGATGAAAAGGCAGATGAAG